ATATCAGTGTTCAATCTAACTAAATGGCAGACATTAAAATCATAATTGACGGTCAGGTCGCTGAGTTGCCTCCAAACGGTTTAAATTTGCCTTTGACTTATTCGCTTAGAAGTCGGGAAGGTCTGGCTATAAATTCGGGCAGTAGATCGGAGTATTCTTTTGAGCTGCCAGCTACAAAGCACAATGATAGTATTTTTAATCAATTTTATGACCCTGCAACATACACAATTTTAGAGCAGGCTTTTTTGTCTGCGAGTATCGAAGTTGACGGTCTGCCCTTTTTTATCGGGCGCTGTCAATTGCAGTCGGTTACTTTGAGGCAAGATCAATATTTCTGGCAGGGTAAAAGTTATAAAATTGCTTTTTACGGAAATAATGCAGACTGGAGCACACGAATAGGCGATTTGCTTATAAAGGATTTACCTTTCACGGCTCACACATATTCTTATCTTGATAACCTCACTCACTGGTATAATAGCTATCCAACAGACGATTTTAAATATTTGCCTATAAAGCTCAAAGATTATACGACTTTGGGGCAGCTCGACGCTTTGGAAGACAGTCACCCTGCTATATTTGTGGTCGATGTTTTAAATAAGGTATTCAACTCGATAGGGTATACAATGATCTCATTTTTTTTTAGCTCAGCTTTTGCGGAACGTCTTATTATGCCAGTGCCGATTTTAAGTAGGTATTTAATGGGTCAATATGGAGAAGACTATTTAAATGCAAGTTTTAACGAGCTTGCAGTTCCTTATACCTTTCCAGGCAATCAAATTATTTGCACAAATCAAACTGTTTTCCCTTTAATTGGTCCTAATCCTTATGACAATACAACAGGAATTTATACAGCTCCGACAAATGGATTTTTTTTAATAAGGTTTACGGCTGAAATATATAATGTAACGGCAACTGGTCAAGCAGATTTTTTTTATGCTGTGAATATAGCTCCCATTATTTTATTAGGCACACCAACAATAAGCGTAGATTCAAATTATTATTTTGAAACTGTTGTTCAAATGTCCGCAGGCGATAATTTATATTTTGGTTTTGGGGGAACCTTTGGAGGGGCAGATGCAAATTATTATATTGACATTATTGGTGAGGCAGAAATAATTGACAATTTCAATCTTGACTTAAAATACATCATTGACCCATCTCTCAAAGTTATTGATTTAATTCGAGGGCTCGCTCACGCTTTTAATTTAGTATTCGAAACAAACGAGGGCAGCAGGACGGTTTATATTGAGCCAGCGGACGATTTTATACTCGAAAGCAGACCCGCATCATTACAGCTCGAAGATGGATTTTATACAGCGCAAAAGGGTTTAGATTATACTCCTTATGTTGACTTAAGCAAGGGCGGGGAGTTAGTAAGCGACACTAAGCAATTAAGCCAGCTCAGACTAAAATGGAAAGATGACAGCAACGACCCGACTGTTGAAGCGCTTAATCTCAATGCTAATTTAGGAATATTAGAGGCTCGGTATCAGTTCCCAACTAATAGGTTTAAAGTTGGTGAAACGGTTGTAGAAAATCCTTTTTTTGCTCCGACCTTAGTGGTGGCAGATAGCGAGATTGTAAACGTAAACAGCACAAAAACACCAATGCTTCCGATTGTCTGGGCAACAAACTTTTTGGAGACTGGCACGGGTACGGAAGTTGTAACTCAGATGCTGCCTCGCTTATTGGTATCAGATCCAGTTTCAACTGGAGATGAAAACGGCTTAATAAATGTTTTTGACGGTACCTCAGTTACTGATTACAAAACTCCGCTTAATTATATGGTTGATTACAATGATACGACAGGCTTTCAGACCTCGCTCAGTTTTGGGGATGTAACTGTTAACGGTCTGGCGGTGGCAGGGTTGCTAAAAAGATTTTACCTTTCTGAAATGGTCAGGCGGAGCGGAGGAAAGTATCTCGAATTGTTTATCCTTTGGGACGTGCTTAAAATTCAAAATTTGACCTTTAGAGACAAAATCTTTATTAATAACAATACTTATATCCTGCAGGAAATAAATACCTTTGACGTGGCGAAAAATCAAAGCACAAAGACATATTTTGTTTTAGATAATAAGGAAGTCGGGGCGGATGCCAATATTCAAAGTACAATTTTAGAAGCAAAAATAAACACGGTATAAAATGTCCAACACAGTAGTCGGTTTTACTATTTCGATTGATGGAATACAGTCAATAAACCAGCTAAATGCTGAAATAAAAGCCACTAAAGAGGCAATGAACGCCCTTGATCAGTCAACTGAGCAGGGCAATAAAGAATTTCAAGACTTAAGCCAAACGCTGGGACAATTAACGGCACAACAAAAGGCACTTAAAAAGGCTCAAGACGATGTAAATAAGTCATTTTTACCCGAAAAAGCGGTCGGAGCCTACGATGCTTTAGCGGCAAAGCTCAATAAATTACGCAAAGAGTTTAAAAATGCGGCTTTAGACGGCTCGAAAACGACTGAGGAGTTGGACAAAATGCAAAAAGAAATCCAACAACTTGACAAAACTTTAAAAAGTGTAGACGGTCAGGTCGGGCAGTTCCAAAGAAATGTCGGTAACTATCCTAAAACATTAGGCAGGCTCACAAGATCTTTAAATCAAACTATACCAGGATTTGAAGCTTTTTCAAGTCAATTAAGAAATAGTGAGGGGCAGTTAAGCGGTTTTGGTAAGGCTTTAATCGGTGGCTTTGTAGCTTTTCAGGGTGCAAAGTTGATCGGGCAGGCTATCCAAAAGCTCGACCAGTTTATTTCCAAAATTAACGAAACAAAAAACACGGTTGCTGAATTTTCTGGCGCTTACGATGAAGATCTTAACACGCTGACAGCATCGACAACGGCACTGGCTGAGACTTTTAATACAGATGCGAGGACAATATCTGCAGCGGCTCAGTCACTAAGTAAAAATTTAGGAATTAGCTTTGAGGAGGCGTTAAAAAAATTAGAGGGTACACTTGTCGAGGGGCGTGGCAATGCAGATGATTACCTTAAAACAATAACGGAATATCCAGAAGCCTTTCAAAGTGCGAGCGGTGAGATTACAGAATTTTCCAAAAAAAATATGGATGCTGTAAATACCAATAGGGAGCTGGCATTGTCGCAAATTGAAACAGCCCAAAGAATTGAAAAATCGACTGGGGGTATTAGTAACTTTGGCAAACAGCTCGAGACTGGATTTTTTCTTGTTATTGCGGAAATAATAGATTTGTTTAAGCCTTTGACAGATAGCTTTAGCAGATTATCGACTTCATTTGGAAAGGTCTTCGAAAATTTAAAAATCGGTGGCGTTCAATTTAATTTTTTGGGAGTTGCTGTAAAATTTTTATTAGGACCGCTTACAGCTATAGCGACTTTATTTCCAATTTTATTAAATGCCCTTGCGAGTTGGTATGACATTGTAGGAAATGTGATAAAGCAAAGTCCTTTTTTACAATCAGTATTTACAAATGTAGGTGCTGTAATAAATTCTGTTATTGCTGTATTTAATGACCTGCCTAATGTTTTTGCTGGCGTTGTTTCGGCATTGCAGCAAGTTGGATTAAGTTTTGTTAATACCTTTCAATCTTTGTTTTTGGAGGCTCAAATATTTGCGGAACAAGTTAAAGGGGTTTTCGGTGCTAATGTTAAAAGCGCTATTGAGGATTTAAGAAAGCAGCAGGCGGAAATCGGAAAGGCAGGAATGACAATTGCGGAGGCATTCTCGAAAGGTTATAACGATGCAAAAAAAGCGGGGAACGTCGTACAAGTTGAGGAGGAGAAAAAGACAAAACAAAGACTTTTAAAAGTAGATGTTGAAGCATTAAAAAAACAGCAAGAGGCAGCGGCTGAGGGTGCAAAAAAACTTTCTGAGGATCGGAAAAAGTTTCAAGAGGACGAGGAGAAAAACGCAAAACAAAGAGCAGCACTTTTATCTGATCTTAGCGCAAAAGCTATTGAGGAAAGAATTAAAAATATACAAGACGGTTACCAACGTGAACTGGCGGAAATAAATAATAACTTTGACCAACAAAAGGCAGGGCTTCAAAAGCAGTATGACGATTTAGTTTTACAAGCTCAGCAACGGGAGAAAGAGTTAATCAAAACTTTTGGGGATGGCTCAAAGGAAGTGATACAAGCGAGAAAGGACAACACTATACAGATTGAAGCGGTTGCAAAGGCTCAGGCTGAAATCCTTATTCAATACGAAATCCAAAAGAATAATGCAATCGACAAAGTCAATTCCGACGAAAATCAAAAGCAACTTGATAAAGCAAAAGAGCAGGCTGACAAATTAAAAGAATTGCGGGACTTCTTCCTAACTGAGGAAATAAAATTCATTCAGGAAAAAGGCGAAATGACCCAGCTCAAAAATCAGGAGAATTTAAATAAGGCTTTGGCTCAGGAGACGGATGCCAAAAAAGAGGAGCAGTTAATGAAACTTGCAAGCGAGCAGGAGACAATCGATAAAATTGCAAATATAAGAAATCAAATACAAGCTTTTAATGATGCGGAGGCTCAGCTCTTAGACGAAAACGGAAAGTTAAAGGTTGGAATTACTCAGGATGAATATGATAAAATCTTGTTAGCCAGACAGAAATTATTTACTGAGCTTTCAGCAGAGGAGCGAAAACAAACTGAGGACGTCGAGAAAAATGCAGCGGAACAGACAAAGATTAGACAAGATCAATTTGCGCAGGTTTTAGAATATTTTAAGGAGGGTATTGATTTAATCGGGGAGGCTTTTGCTGTTGCAAATGAAAGGCAGCAAGCCGCTTTTGATTCGGATATTGAGCGCAGTCAGCAAAGGCAAGAGAAATTGCAAGAGGAACTGGAAAATAGTACAGGCTTAAGACGAAGATTTTATCAAGAGCAGCTCGACAATGAAATAGCAAATCAAGCTAAACTTGAAAAGGCAAAAGAAGATGCAATTAAAAGAGCAGCTAAAAAGGAAAAAGCAATCGCAATAATTCAGTCGTTAATAAATACAGCTTTGGCAATTTCAAAAGCCAATACATTAGTGCCGCCTGCAAATATTCCAGCAATGATTGCAGCGGGTATAATCGGGGCAGCTCAAACGGCTTTAATAGCAGCACAGCCACTCGCAAAGGGTGGAGTAGTTGGTAAGTTAGGCGGGGAGGTGGTGCAATTTGCTAACGGTGGCAGAGTAACAAGCTCAGGGAATATAAAGCCCCTTAGTAATGGGGATAATGTGCTGGCAACGCTTAAGACTGGCGAGGTGGTGCTTAATCAAGATCAACAGAGGCGAATAGGTTACTCAACACTTAAGGCGGCACGTATACCAAACTTTGCAATGGGTGGCGTGGTGGGCGCTCCTTCTGGCTTTTTACAAGATAGCCTCAACAGAGCAGGCGAGGAGCAAAACAGATTTAAAGTTATGCAAGACCTTGTTTTAGAAACTCAGGGGCGAATTGATCGCCTGCAAGTTATTTATACAGCCAGCACGGACGATGACGTGGAAAAAGGGCGGAACGAAAGGAAAGAAATCAGAGCGACAGCATCATTTTAAAATAGTTTAATATGTATATAAGAGAAATTCCAGCGGAACACCTGCCAGAGGTTAGGCAAATTATGGAGCGTAATAAAACTTCAATGCTTATCCCTTATCCAGATCTCGAAAGAATGTTTTACTTTTACTATCGGTTTATTAAGGTATTCCAGAGGGGAGAAAATGTCGAAAAGCGAATGAAAAAAGATTTAAGCTGTGCAGCCTGCAAAGGCAAAGTTATTATGTATTTCAGAAATTTAGAGCTATGATTATAAACCTAACGAGAGATAGGCAGAAAAACTCGAGGCGCTTATTTTGTCATTTATTAGCTGCGGAACTGGAGGAAAAGCTCGGGGAAATCAAAAACCTGCAAGCGATTATTTTTTATTTGCTTAAGTACAATATCGTAAGGCAATCGGTAATAAATCGCTATGTCGTTATTAAGGTCTACCCAGAATATTTGGAGCGGTACGAAAAAAAGGCGGTTGCTGTTACTGAATTAACAAAGGTTCTGCCAGTTGAAGAAACTGCAATTTATAACATATTGAGTAATCATTCGGGCTATTTTTTGCCTAATCACTTCGATTTTTAGGCGAAATGAAAAAAAAATACAATTTTCAGAAAGTTTTTTGCTAAAATGTTTTTTTATTGAATAAGTAGTTCTATCTTTGTATCAACATACAACGAAAGGGAATTATTTAAAACTTTAAAAAACTAAGATTATGACAAACTTACAAATGAATCACACGGAATATATGAAAAAGGTTAAAAGCCTTTGTGAAGATTCACTCAGATATATTATTCAAGATTGCAGAGAGGCAATTGAGGCTATGCCTAATAACCCAAAAAACGGTTACTATGCCGATGAAATTCATTATTGTTCAATGGAATTAGTAAAAAGAAAAAACAAGGTAAAATAACCTTATCAAAGGTTTTCGCTCAACCTATAAAACCGAACTTTTAAAACTTTTAAACCTTATTACTATGTTTGCCTTCGCAGAAATCACACACCACTCGCTCGAAACTGGCTACACAAATCAATTACTTTTTGTTAAGGTTGTGGAGCTGACACACGAAAAGAGCCTCAATAAACGTGCTATTATTGAGTACACTTACAAAGGAGAAAATTTGCGGCACTTTATACCCAGAGAAAGGCTCATCGCTCCAAATATTGTACATAGCGAAGTTTTATTTTATCATTATGCATCTGGCTTTGAGTATTGCGTAGAAGTTAGAGCAGATTTTTTCAAGCATCCAGACGAATGTTTTGTTAATATGACAACTAAACATTTGATAACTGAGCTTAAAGTCAACGGTCACAAAATGAATGATCCTGCAGGGGCTGCGGAGTATATGAATGCAGGTATGGACGAACTCGAAAGAAAAATATTAGCTAAGTTGGTCGAGTATGTCGATGAGCTTCCTTTCTAAACACTTTTTATCATTTTTAAAACCTTATTTTATGAAAACTTTATTTTTTATTCTGGCGCTCTCAGTTAGCGCAATGGCTCAAAGCTCGGACACTTTGTACTGCATCCAGATAATGAGCACAAAGACACCTCAATATATTAGAGCCGAGCATCTAGCAATGTGTACGCTCGACAAAGCTATGGTTGAGCAGGTCGGGGATTATTATCGGATCTTGTTTGTTTACGAAACTGAAATGGAAGCTGACTATATGATCGCAACTTGGCAGAGGGCGCACAAAGACGCTTTTATCTGCAGACGTACGAAAGAGCAGGTTGCAAGCTTTTACCCTTTTATAACAAAGGATTGAGAGATTTAATCAATGTAATAATTTTATCTATCTTGGTATGGCAATTATTACGCTGCGAGTTTCAGCAGGAATACAAGGCACCCGAGCAGCCTTTCAATGGCTCAGATACTTTAAAAATATTTTTTGTTCACGACTCCATCACGGAAATAAAACCTTTGAAATGAAAACAGCAATAGAATGGTTAATTGATGAATTAACAGATAATGGAATAGAATATCTTGATTTAGCTTATGAAATAATTGAACAAGCTAAAGAAATGGAAAAGCAGCAAATTGTAGATGCTTATATTGAAGGTTATTCATCTAATTTAAATGCGGCAGACTCAGAAAAATACTACAATGAAACCTACAAAAAGCCTTAATGATACTTGGTTTTGGTAGTTCCAGAAAGGCAAGCCGCTGAACAAAAACTTACCTGACAGCTGGAAAGACAGCATTTTTTAACTATAAAACAAACACACAATGAAAACAGCAATCTTAATTTTAACGGCGCTGCTATTATCTGCGGCAACCTTCCCAGCGCTAAAAAAACAGCCTCCAAAAAATCACATTGAGCAATACATCGAAAGGTATTTAAAGACAGCGCAAACGGAAGCGAGGCTCTATAATATTCCAGTCAGTATAACTTTGGCTCAGGGAATAATCGAGAGCAACTGCGGACGATCAAGTTTAGCCAGAAAGCACAATAATCATTTTGGTGTGAAATGGCATAAAGGCAGAAAGGAAAAGTATGCAGTTTACAAAGACGACACTCCGAAAGATAGGTTTGTTGTGTACCGTTCCGCTTGGTGGTCTTATCGGGACCATTCCAGACTGTTAACGTCAAGGCATTACAGACACCTGACAAAGCTCAAAAGGACTGATTATAAAAGTTGGGCACGAGGTTTGAAAAAGTGCGGATATGCAACGCACCCAAAATATGCCGAAATTTTAATCTCAGTAATTGAAAAAAATAAGCTTTGGCGCTATGATCTGAAATAAAGATTTATATTTGTCTTTGTATGTGGCAATTCCATTAGTTTTTTAAGTTTGCCGCTATCCTTAACTGGGTAGCGGTTTTTTTATTTATCGTTTTTTTGTGAGCAAATGAGTATTTATTTTTGTTCAAAATCTATAAATCAATGTTTGAATTAAACATTTTCGGCACAATAGGCAGCAAAGACACCGAAACAAAAGACACGGTTAAAAAGGCTTTGAATGAGGCAGGCGGTCAGGATGTGCTTATCAATATATCAAGCTCTGGCGGATCTATTATTGAGGGAATGGCAATATCTGAAATGATTGCCTTATATGCAGGTAAAACAACAACCAGAGGTATCGGGATTGTTGCCAGCGCTGCGACTATTATCTTAATGGCAGGAAAGAAAAAGGAAATGACTAAAAACTCCTTTTTTATGATGCATAACAGCTGGGGCGGTGTTGAGGGCAATGTCTTTGAACTTGAAAAGACTATTGAGCTTTTAAGAATGTTTGACGAACAGATGGCTGCAATTTATACGGCTCAGCTCGAAAGTAAAGGCAAGTTAATCGGAGGCAGCAAAGACAAAACCTTAGAGGAAGTTAAAAAAATGATGGCGGCTGAAACTTGGTTGACTGCAGATGAGGCGCTCGAGATGGGCTTTATTGATATGATAGTCGAAGAAAAAAAAGACGAAAACTCTATATATGAAGAAACCTACGCAATGATCAGAGCGGAGGCAAAATTTAAAAACATTCCTAATAAAATTAAAAACAGTATGCAAGTTGAAAAAAAGACTTTTCTCCAGCAACTCGCTGCAATGTTTGGTTTTAAGGCAGAAATAACTGAGCAGGAAGTCGAGACGGCTCCCGTTGTTGAGGAAAAAGCCGAAGAGCCAGCCATTGACGCAAAAGAGGAAGTTAAGAGCGATGACACAGCCGAATTGGAGGCAAAAATCGAAGCTCTGGACAGACAGCTCGAGGAAAAACAACTCAAACTCGAAGCTTTGGAGGCTGAAATTCAGGCGAAAATTAGCTATAAAAGCGACGTAAAAGCGGAAAAAACTGCGGAAATCGGTTTCACTCAGGAGCAGATAGTGCAGGCTTCAAAATTTATTAACTCACTTATCAAAAACTAATATAAAATGTCATTCAATAAAGAAAACTTTTTTGTTGAGGGTAACTCTGAGGAGTTTTTCTTCAGCCGAACTAATCCACTCGCAAACGCTGCGAATGCTGAGATACTAAAAATTGAAAATTGCGGAGGCTCTTGCGATCTTCAACTTGATTTTAGCGCTGCGACTTCATCTGGTACAACTACATTCACGTTTAACTCTCCGACAAGCGGTTACGATACAAAGTACATCAAAGTACAAATTACAGACGGTGCTGGTAATTTTGTTACTGGCGTCGGCACTGGCACTGTTTCAAGTATTGCAATAAATGTCGGCACCTTGACTGGAAGCGATTGGTCAGTTATTATTGAAATTGCAACTGGCGATCTCGATATCTTAAGCTGCGATTGTGTAAGGAGGTTCTCATTCGCTTATGATGGCGGAACGCTTGCAATTGACACGGAGGCGCTATGGGCTCCAGTTCTTAGAATTACAGAGGTTGGCGGGACTACAGCAATAACTACAAAGTCACTCGGTTTGACTTTCCCTGCCAGCGGTCCGAATATTAACTTCCAAGTTGAGCTCGAAAATATCGGCAATACTGTTTTGGACATTGGCGCTATTACTGTAACCTCTCAGGTTTTATCGGCATCAATTCCAACTTTTGCGGATATAATTTTTCCTGGTCAAAAACGTACTTTGTCAGCGGTTGCAAATGGTAACTTGTCAGCAGGTAATAAAACTGGAAGTATTGTAGTAAATAGCAACGGAGGCAATATTACTTTGGCTATTACTTACACAGTAGTATAATTTTTTTTAACTAACAAAAATAAAATTTTAAATATATGGCAACATTTGAAGCAGGTCAATTCCGTATTGGATTGGTTGGCACTCAGGCTCAGGAAATGCTCTTTAAACCAGTTTTTTTTGACGCTGAAATAGAAGATATTTTCGAGACAATGGTTTTGGTCAACAACAAACAACAAATTGGCTACGTTGGCGTTATGGAGGATATTATGCAGCTGTCAGGCGGTTGCGGTTGGACCCCAAAGGGTGCGCTCGGCTTGTTTGAAAGATGTATCGAAGTTGACGAAATCAAAGTAAACCTCGAATTGTGTTATGATGAATTCGTAGGAACTGTTTATAAGCAAAAGCTTAAGGCAGGCACTCAAAGCAGCAACTTGGAAGGCACTATCTTTATGCAGATCTTAATGACTCGTATGGTGCAAGCACTCCGCAAACAGATGTTAAAAGTTGCTTTCTTTGGTAACAAGGCAAGCGTGGACGATGCGGTTAACATCACAGACGGTATGTGGTCAGTTTATATTCCTCAATTGGTTGCTAACAACTTAGTTCCTTACATCAATTCAAACTCAGGTACTCCGCTCGGTGCTGGCGATGGTATTGATCTATTAACTGCAGTTTGGGAAAATAGCACAAATGTACTTTCTGCAGTTCCAGAAGCTCAAAAAGTTTTCTTAGTTTCGGCTAATGTTTACCGTCAATACCTGCAGGATTTGCAAAATAATGGTGTAAGCTCTGCGGCTCATTTGACATTGTTAACTAATGGCGCTCAGAGATTGACGTTTAACGGCATTGAAGTTAAGCCGATGTACGACTGGCAGCAATACGCTGATGCCTATTTGAATGTTCAGGATGCTAACTTTGTGCTTTACACTGAAAGAACAAACTTTGTGCTCGGTACTGACATTGCTAACCCGATCAATCAGGCGATGGCTTGGCACGATATGGAAGAGGAAAAATTGAAAGTGAAATCACGTTTTTATCTCGGTTTCAACTACAAGCATTCAGACCTGATCACGGTTGCATACTAAATTTTTTTAACCTAATAAAAATATAACTATGAGCTGTTTAACAACAGGTTTAACAATAGATTGCGCAAACGCCTGCGCTGGTGGTTTGGCAAAGTTTTGGGTCGCTTCTAAAGAAGATGTATCCGCTTTGAACATCACAGCTGGCGAAATTGACACAATCACAATGGTAGGAGCGGCTAAATTCTATGAGTTCGAACCTTACCAAGAAACTGCAAACTTCACCGAGACTGGCGAAAGAGTAAACTGTAATACAGTAATTACTCAAACTTTAGTTGCTATTTTTCCGTGTCATGCTTTGGCAACGAGAGAGGCAATTAAAGAGCTGCAAGATTGTTGCTGCGGTTTTATCGTAATCCACGAGGAAAACAACGGCACTCGCTGGCTGTGGGGCGCTCCAGACGCTTTGACAACTTTGGGCATTGCTTACCCTGCTCAGCTTACGAACTTTGAAACAGTAACGGGAACGGCAATTAACGACCAAAACCAGTCGACTATTACTCTTACATCAAGAGGCACAGTTCAAGCTATTCCGCTGGAATCAACAGTTACTATTCCAGTCTAATTATTGGATTTTGGGGAAATTCATACGGAGGGGGAGGGTGTTTATCCTCTCCCTTTTTTAAATTAAAAATCTGTTTTTATGTTTAAAGTAAAAGAAAAATTCATCGATTGCACGGTTTATAATACAAAATTTACCGTACATTTGTCAAAGGCAACTCAAGATCAGCTCGAACACTTATATCACATAGGTTTTAAAGGTGTTGAGTTGGTAGGCAAAAAGCCTAAAAATAAGCCAGTAGACAACTTTAAAGCAGAAACGACAGACAATATCAATGAGTAGAAGAAAAGCCGTTATATCGGGCGAAAATAAGCCAAAAACAGACGTTTACGCGTGGGGCTCTCTCAATATGGGAGTGCATCCCTTCAAAGTAGACGATATTTTCAGAGAACCGTCAAAAGAAATTTTAGATCGGACGGTCTGGGAATATGTACCCTTTTCGACTTATGATCTTTGCAGGCTTGACAGATTGCAGGCAATTTGTAATAATAGCCCTACAACGGCAGGCATTATTCAGCAAAAAGTTAATTATTTTGGTGGTGACGGCTTTTATACGGTACCCGCTGCTACAATGTCAATGCTTGCAAGTTTAAAAACAGCAAAGGCAGAGGCTGCAGAAATAACTGAGGAACAGATACAGTCTTTAAATGATTGGCTTACTTTATTGACTCCAGAGGGGTTGAATGTTGAGGAGTTGACGGCTAAAATTTGCAAAGATTTTGCGAGCTTTGGCAATGCCTTTATCGAAGTGCAACGGATTAAAGTAGGTCAGACAAAAAAATATTATTTGCGTTGCTTACCGATTAACTGGTGCCGACCTCGAAAGGCTGCAAAAGACAGTATTTATCCAACTCATATAGGTGTCTCAGACGAGTTCGAGGAGGCGTGGGAGATCACTCCGCAAAATGTGACGGACTTACCTATCTTTCCAGCTTTTGAGAAAATCGGAGGGGTTGAAAAGTCAATAGTTCACTTAAAAAATTATGAGCCTACTTTGGTTTATTGGGGCATTCCTGACTGGGTGAGTGCTAAAATATGGGCGGAGCTCGAGTATAGAATACCAAAGTTCAACCAATCAAAGTTCGAAAATGGTTTCACTCCTTCGGCTATTATTTCGCTCTTTGGCTCAGCCAATCAAGAGGAAGCTCAACAAGTGGTCAGGGCAATGAAAGAATGTTTTACGGGCACTGGCAACAATTCTAAAATGTTTATTCAGGCTTTAAGAGATCCGACTTATAAAAGCGACGTTCAAGTTTTGAATAGCAGCAACGAGGGCGAATTTTTGAACTTACAAAATATGGCTCAGACTAATATTATTGCAGCACATCGCTGGTCGGTGTCGCTTACTGGATTGAGAACTGCAGGAAGTTTAGGAACAAATCAACAGATCCGCTCAGAGTTTGACATTGTTTATAATACTGTTATCCGTCCGATGCAAAGGCTATATTTAACAAAGTTCCTAAATCCAGTTATTCAGGATGCGGGCAAATGGTTGGGCTTTGACTGGTCAAATATTGCGGTCGATATAGCAAAGCCAATGCCAGTGAGTTTTGCTGGAGATATTCCGATCAAAGATATTTTAACCGTTGACGAAATGAGGGCGGAGTTAGGGTTTCAACAAATAGAACAAGAGCAAATAAATACAGAAAATGCAGACACTAATTAAGCCAGGCGAAGTTGTTAATACGGGCATTTACCGACCTGCTCCAGTAACATCACGCTTTGATGTTAATCAAATAAGCCCGCACATTAAGGACAGCGAGGAGAGGTTTCTGCAGCCACTTTTGGGGGTTGCTCTATATGATGACATGATCGCTCAACAAAATCCCTTAGAGAGCAATTACAATCCTGCTGTCGGGGCAATAGTTAATAAGTTTATTGCTCCAGCTCCTGCGATATATGAAACGCTCTGGACTGACTTTTTGCTTCGATATACTGCTTATGCTGTTTATTATGAGGTATTGCCTTATTTGACTATTCAAGTTAGTTCAAAGGGCATTTATCAAAATGACAGCGAGTTCGCTCAAAATGCTGGTGTTAATGGTGTGCGGTTTCTGCAAGATAATATGATGCAAAGGATTGACAATTTAAAGCCCTTAATCGAAAACTTCCTTTGTGCTAATAAAACGCTTTTGCCTTTGTTTGACGCTAAAAATTGCCCTTGCGAGGACGATTGCGGTCACTGCCATACAAACTGTGGATGTGGCTATTTCAATATGACTGGCAAGCACTGCCATACCTGCGAGACGAAAAAAAATACTTCAACTAATATAATTTTTTACCAATGAACATAGTAAAACAATCGACTGGAAACGTCGTTTTAACGGATGCCGCTGGCAATATCCAAAAGGTTTTTGTTAATGTCAATGCTTTGGACGTAAAAGGAACGGACGAGGTAATTGTTAAATTTGGTTTTAATCAATGGCACTCTTTATTTGCCAGCCAGATTGATAACACTCAGGTTGAGCCAGCTTCTGCAGTTGCTTTTTCTGGAAATGCTTTTGATTTAGTCGCTTTACTTTCAAGCTCTTTTTTTTTTGAGTTAAGTGGGGGCGGTGGATCTCAGGATTTAGCTGGTGTTTTAGTTACTGGCAACACATCTGGATCAAATGATATTTGGTTTGACTCTTTTTATGGTCTTTATTATAGTAATGCTTCAAGATTAAGAGAGGGCACAATTGATGCTGGTCTTGGAGGAAATAGAGGTATTGCTGAAATTTGCGGAGCAGGGTACGAGAGCAAATGGGAAGGTGGTGTTCGTTATATAATGGGCAGTTCGGGTAACACTATTCGCCAGTCTTTGTATAACTTTGGAAATACTCCGACAACTACGGATGACGATACAAAAGGGTATCAGGTTGGCTCGCTTTGGACTTTAGATAATGGAACTGTTTACGAATGTTCGGATGCTACAACTGGCGCAGCTATTTGGGCATTGCAACAAAATGCAGTTCCTACTTTGGACCAAATCTTAGGCTCAGGAAATTCTGCTAATAATAAATCAATAATTGATTTGGATTATTTAGATTTTGAAACAACACTTGGACATTCTGTTGGTGTTGGTGAATTGGCGTGGAATGATACTGACGGAACTCTGGATTTAGGTCTGAAAGGCGGTTTAAAAAATAAGGTTGGTCAGCAATTAGTTGTCAGGGCAAGAAACACGAGCGGTTCTACTATTAGCAAAGGCAGCGTTGTTCTTGTTGTGGGAGTGGCTGGGGGATTTGTTGGTATAAACTTGGCACAAGCAGACAGCGTTGCAAATAGCGCAACAGCATTTGGTATTACGGCAGAAGACATTGCAGACACAAGCAACGGCTTTGTCACAATAAACGGAATAATTCACGGAGTTAACACAAACGCTTTTAACGAAGGAGATATTTTGTATCTTAGTCCAACTACACCAGGAGCAATAACAAATAATAAACCTGAATCACCTGATTATATAGTTGTAATCGGATATTGCGCAAAGAAAAGCGCAGTAGATGGACACATCTTGCTACACGTTCAAAACGATACAAGACAAGCTGTAGAAATACAATTAGCTGCAAGCGATGAAACTACAGCATTAACAACGGGAACGGCAAAGGTAACTTTTAGAATGCCTCACGCTATGACACTAACAAGTGTTCGTGCATCGCTTACAACGGCACAAGCTTCGGGTTCTATCTTTACGGTTGACATAAACCAAAGCGGCACATCTGTTTTGGGAACAAAATTGACCATTGACAATACAGAAAAAACAAGCACAACGGCTGCAACAGCTGCAACTATTACGACATCTGCACTAACTGATGATGCCGAAATTACAATTGATATTGACCAGATTGGCAACGGAACGGCAACAGGTTTAAAAATTACTTTAATCGGAACAAGATGATAATAAATCCTTACGTTTTTGGTGCTGCTTATGACCCCGATGCGCAGGCTTTTTTCACAGCTTCGGGCTTAACAGGTGCCACAAATTTAAACGCTGTTAATCAGCTTGTTTTAGATTTGAAAGCAGCAAGCATTTGGACAAAGATGAAAGCTATATATCCAATGGTGGGCGGTACTGCTACTACTCACAAGTTTAACCTAAAAAATCCGTTAGATACCAATGCAGCTTTTAGGTTGGTGTTTAATGGTGGATGGACTCATAGTACAAATGGTGCGCTTCCTAATGGAACTAATGGATATGCGAATACTTTTTTAACACCTTCAACAAATCTTACATTAAATTCTACCCATTTAAGTTATTACAGTAGAACAAATGTTAATTTAACTCAGGTTGAGATTGGTTGCTTTGATAATACTGGTGCATACACAATAATAGAAGCACGAACAGCAAATATTAGTTATTTTTTAACAAATACAAGTAACATCGCAGGCGTTGCAGATACAAATTCAGCAGCTTTTTATATAGGCAATAGAACAGCATCATTTGTCACAAATGGCTTTAGAAATAATGTTAAAATATTTAATGCATTAACTGCTGCAACTTTTCGACCTTCTAATAATATTTATATTGGTGCAGCAAATAATGCATCAAGCATTGCACAGTATTTTACTACAAAAGAATGCGCATTTGCATCTATCGGTGACGGCTTAACAGATGCCGATGCATCTAATTTTTATACAGCCGTGCAGGCATTTAACACAACTTTAGGTAGACAAGTATGACATACGTAGGACTATTAACAGAATCGCAAAAGAATGAGCTTGTCGGTCAGCTTTACGATGAGGACAGCTATTTCAACCCAATTCAGGATGACTTAGACCAATGGATAATTTCAGTTGAGGAAATGGAATTTTGCGTTACTCCTGAGTTTCAATGGGTAAAAGATTTGCCGCTAATCGAATATAAACCAAAACCATCACCGCCATTTCCGCCAATAGACTAATGAGCAAAAAGGTCGGTTTATTAGATCAGGACGAGAAAGAAGCTTTGGAGGGCGAGAAATACGCTCTTAATAAGTTTTTTACCCCTGAGCAGGACGCCGACGGTAACTGGGTGCTTCCTTTAAACCAAATTCAAAACAATAAAAATATAAATTTCTGGTGGGTAAAATACCTGCCCCTCATAGATTACAAACCCAAACAAATGGACAAAAGTATTATTGTAGACGTCGCTGCTTTCTCAGGGCTATTTCTATTCACTGGAGCGGAGGTTGCAATCGAGTCAACTATTTTCGAGATCATAAGTAAGTTTGGCGTCGTGGCGGTGCTATGGTTTTGGCTTAAGGAAATGAAGGAGCAAATGAAAGTCCAGTCAAAAGATTTTTATCAGGAAACGGAAAAGCTCAGGCAGGAGCATAAAAACACGATGCACGAGTTTCAAGAAATCCACAAAGAGCACAAAGACCTATTGACGGAACAATTGAAAGCAAAAGACGAGATAATCAAGTCTTTAAAAAAATAAATCGAGGGGGTAAAGGGACGCTTTTATCGCACTTTTGAGCTTTAGACAAAAAAAATATTCACATCTTGAAAAAAAATATTGTCAAAAGCTTTTTTATTCAAATAAGTAGTTCTATCTTTGTATCAAGTTACAAACAAAGCGAATTTTTTTACACTTTAAACCTTTATTATTATGAAAACTTTAAAAATTTATCACAGACTTATTTGGGGATGCGCTTATACTCAAAACGAGGTCGCAACTGCAATTCTTAACTTATTTATTGCATTGGCAGAAAATGACGAACAAAGCATTAGGTCAATTATTGAGCTTTATGAAATTACTCACACCGAATTATTGCAAATTCAGGAACTTACTGGAAAGGCAATTAAAAAAGTAACTCCAAAATTAAAAAACGAGGACAGATATTCGCTCGAGAAAATAGATCGTATTATTGACGATGAAAATCAAATGTTTTACGATAGAGGTTATTAACATAAATCGGGGAGCAGCATCCGATCAACTGCAATTTTTTAATTTTTTAAAACCTTATTTTTATGAACTACAAACAAACTGAAAACATTGCAGAGCTCATCCTCGCAATGGTTAACTTTAACTTAGAGTTTCAGACTACTAAGCTCATTAAGGACGGCAAAAACGAGCATCTCAGAAACAAATATCTGACTTTGGATAATATCCTCAATACAGTTCGCCCGATCCTCACAAAGCACGGTTTAGTGATTGTGCAGGCATTGGCTGGCGATTATCTTGTTACAACAATATACCACGTCTCAGGGCAATATATCCAGACTGATATGCCATTTCATCCAATGTCTGGAAATAAGGGCACTAATGCCCTGCAGGAACTCGGTGGAGGCATTACTTACGCCAAGCGCTATGCTATTAGTGCAATGCTGGGAATTTCAGTTGATGCTGACGACGATGGGCAAAGCTCTAAAATCAAGCCTCAGGAACTTAAAGCTAAGAAGAAAGTAAATACTATTGACGAGCTTCAAAAGTTGCTGGGATGGCTTATAAATAACCCAGAGAAGCAAGATACCTACTTAGATTTATTTGAGCTTACAAAGGAACAAAAACAATTCATCGAAAATAATCTATAATGAAATTCACTATCTTAAAAAATAATGATGCGGTGCATATCACCCTCGAAAAAATTACTAACCCAGCGCTTCCTGAAAGGGAGGCGTTGGAAGGTGTACGATCGCTTACTGTTATGCTTACAGATGAAGCCAGCGAGGCAGTAGGGGTATATTCGTCTGGAATGAATGCAGGGCGTCCGAAGAAAGGCGAGGAGAAAGGGCACAACAAAAAAGAGCTTTGCGCTATGCTTTTGGCTGCTTACTGTAAAAATTGGCGGAGGTCGGCACCTGACTGGCAGGCGAAGGAATTACAAGAGCTGAGGAAAATATGCGTCCAGTTATTGCCAGAAAGTAGGCGAAAAATTGGCAGTAATATCGGTAGGCTGAAATTAACTAAACAGCTAATGGCTGCGGCTATCCTGCAGCGGGTTGTAATTACTCAGGATCTAAAAGATTTTTTTGAAAAAACACTTTAAACAATTAACAAAATGAAAAAAGTATTTGAGCAAATTGAAGAAGCAGAAAAGGAAATGTTTAACAGCGCTAAAAAATTTTGTGATTTATTTAATAATGATAAACATTTTTTAATTGAAGATTTTTTAGAACAAAATAAAAATATACTATTAATAAAATATGAAGATGGGCAATATATTCCAGATAAAATTTTAATAAAAAGCGCTATTTATAAATTAATTGAAGAAAAAAAATTATAATTTTTAATCACTTTTTAATCACTTTTTAATCACTTTTTAATCACTTATTTTTATGTTAGAATTTAAAAAAGAATTAATCACTCCTTCAAGAGCGAAGGAATTACTCGAAGCTAATATTACGAATAGAAGCGTAAAAGGTCCAGTTGTTGCAAGGTATGTTAAAGACATTTTAGCAGGGCGATGGAAGGAAGACACTGGAGAGCTTATTAAAATTTCAAAATCTGGTATTGTTCTCGATGGGCAACACAGATTACACGCTATTATTAGAGCGAATAAGCCTCTTTTTTTGCATATTGGCTATAATATAAATGACGAAGTTTTTGATGTTTTAGATACGGGATCTGCAAGGTCTGCAAATGATGCGTTTAAGATTTCTGGAATAAAAAACGGCTTAAAAATATCATCAATTTTAAATTATTATAACAAGTTAAAATATCAAAACTCTGGAAGTCAGCTATACCAAAAAGCAACAAATTCAGAATTATTAAATCAGTATTATGAAAATCCTATATTTTGGGATAATATTTCCTTAAAATCTATGGTTTATTACACTACATTTAAACCTATTCCAGTTGCTATGTTTGGAGGATATTATGCTTATTTTTATAAAATAAACCCAGATTTGGCAAATAAATTTATAGAGCAACTTTCAACTGGTTTGAATATTGAAAATAATGTAATTGCGCTATTAAGAAATAAATTTATTGATAATAGTGTTTCTATTAGAAAGATGTCAGCTTCCTATAAAGATGCTTATATCATTAAGGCTTGGAACTTTTTTATTTTAAATGTAACTCCAAAAGTTTTGAAATATGATAGCGAAAGAGAGCCATTTCCAGAAATTGCATTGCCAAAAAAAATAACTGAGCAAAAGGTACTTTTATAAAAAATTATTTCTATATTTGCGTATAGAATTTACGTTTGAGTAGCAGCGAACCTAAATTCGACAGTCATAAAATAAGGTTTAACCCGATTTAATCAAAGGCAACTGCTACTGCTGGAGATTATCTCGGGTTTTTTTTGTTTTTAACATATCAAAATGAATGTATTAAAAATGATAGGCTCAACTGCTTTCCTTATGGCAAACAAGGAAATTATAAGATTGACGGACATTGAAACTGCAATTTTATATTCAGATCTCGCAGGCGCTCAGGATTACTGGAGCGAAAAAAACGAAATTCAAGACGGCTATTTTTATAGAACTCAAAACGAGATTGAGCTTAATACAACTCTTTCTGCAAAGGTTCAATTAAGATGTTTGCGACTACTGGAGGACAAAGGATTGATTAAAACTAAGCTTAAAGGATTGCCAGCTAAGAAATATTTTTGCATTGATAACGAATGTATCTATAGACTTTCTCAGGTTCTACAAAAGGGAGAAACTTGTATAGCTGAAAAGGATAATCAAGTTAATCAAAAAAGTACAAACAAGTCTGGCGAAAATGTAGAAACAAGTTTAGAGATTTTGGACAATCAAGTTTCTACAAAAGTGCTAATAAATAATAATAGAGTTAATAATAATAAAGAAGTAATAATAGATTATAATAATAAAGAGAAAAGCGATTTTTCTTTTTCTGAAAATACCGAACAACTTATTTCCTTAAATGATAAAAAAGAACTCGAAAAGGTAAATAGTGCGAATTTCGTAAATGACAAACAAAGCGAGCCAGCTGAAAGCGCAAAGTATTTTTTTGAGGTTACTCAGGTTTTGGCATTACTTACAGATCGCAGCGGAGTTAAATTTGTAATTCCAAAGACAAGATTAGGAATAGAAAAATACGAACCTTACAAGCTAATTAAAGAGCGAATATCGGACGGAGCAAAAGTTGAGGATATAATTGCAATTGTCGAAATGAAAAATAAAGAATGGCAAGGAACTGAAATTTATAAAAACTTTGTACCCTCAACTCTTTTTAGAAAATCAAACTTTGAAAAATACCTGCAGCAACTACAGATAAAACACAAAACAAACACAAACACAAATCCAGATAATGGCTACACGCCAAAACCTCTAACTTACAAAATTTTCTAATTATGAACGATCAAGATTATAACAAAAAAGTTTACGAGAAATTTGTCGAGGAGCAAAGAGCAAAAGGACTCTGGACCGACAGAGAAAACCACTTCGAAGAGCTACAAAAGCAACTGGCTGAGGCTATGAGCGGGAGAGCAAAAACAATCCAGACTCTGCAGGAAGCTAAGGACAAAAGGAATAGTTATAAATTAACTGAGGAGCAGCAGGAAAGAAACAGAAAATATTTACAGTACGTCAAAACAACTGATAAGCCAAAACCAACTCAGCCAGTATTTATAAAAAAGAGCTTTGAGGATGCCAGAAAGGAAATATCAAAGATACTAAGGACAAAGCTCGAAAGAATTGATAAGGAGCTAATGTTGAGCGATAAGGACAAAGACATATATCGAAACCTAACAAACTACTTCATAAAGGACGAAAACAGCCAATATAGCATAAAAAAAGGAATTTGCTTATTTGGGGACGTTGGAACTGGCAAAAGCCTCACGATGCAAGTTTTTAGCGAGTTTACTCAGGATAACACAAACAAGTTTAAAGTTCACGATATGAAAGAAATTGCTCGAGCAGTACAACAGCACGGAGTCGAGGTGCTTTCGGAATATACTCGAGGCTCCTGCTGCTATGACGATGTAGGCTTCGAAGACAAGGCTAACCACTACGGTAACAAAATTTGTATTTTTACTGAGCTTGTCAATATTTTGTACGAAAGATTTTTAAAAAGCGGAAAAGTTTTCCATATTACAACAAATCTCGGATTTTCTCAAAACTTTGGCTTCGGTACTTTTGCAGAAAGATATGATCGCAGGGTAGTGGATAGGCTCAGGGAAATGTTAAATATTATTGAATTAAATGGACAATCAAAAAGAGAATAAAACACTATGAACAACTACAAAGCGATGAATGCTTATCTGCTCGTTACCTCCTTAAACCTGACTTTGTTTTCGATTGCGGAATTGGAGCCAGGAAAGATGAAACAAGCGCAAAAAATGAGATTTTTAAACCTGCGAAACGCTGCAAAAAACTTTCTGGAGCAAATGCCAAACTCGAAAGAGGACAAAGAGTTTTTAAATGATCAGAGCTTCGACAGCGTTGGTTTAATAGTGGAGCTGGTCGCAATGGTTTCTCAGGTGCACCCAGAGCAACACGAGTGGATTACTCAGGAAGTCAAAAAATTAGTCTTTCAATCAGTAAACAGACAAAACGGAGCAGTAATATGATCGCAAATATTTATAACCTGACTGGGCTCACAAACGACCAACTTTATGAGCATAATTTGCACGCTGGCAAGTTTATTAAAGATCTAACTGTCCAGAACCTGCACGACCTTTTTTTTCTGCTCAGGCTCGAAATAACTGGAGAGCCAACTGCAGCGGAAACAATAAAATTCTTAACACAAAAAGCGATTGAGTACAATATTCAAATTTACTGATTATGCCAAAAAAAAGCAATAAGCTAAAATTTATTTACACTGGAGGCTTCACAAAAGGAAACATCTATATTTCGCCAGAGGACATTCTAAAATACTTTAAAAAATATAACATTCAAATAAGATGAAACAACTAATCGGATTTACAATATTAGCGGTCTGTCTTTTCGGCTGCATCCAGACAAAGCAAAAGCCAGAGGTACAAGTCAAAGTTATTGAGCGGATAGTTTATCGAGACACCTGCGACAGCGAGTTCATTCGCAAAATTGGACAAATTGAGTCCAATAATACAGACAGCGTGGTCGAGGTAAACGGCAGCGGAAAAGGGCGCTACCAAATTTATAATATTTGCGTCAAAGGATCAGGAATGACAGACCTACTTGGTTACTCACATAATGATATGTTTAACACTGAAAAATCAAAGCACGTTTTCTGGGCTACAATGGGCATTTTCTGCCATACCTTTGCACAAAAGCACGGTAGGCGCCCGACATACGAGGAACTGGCTCGAATGTGGTGCGGAGGCTCAGAGGGCTATAAATCAAATGCTACATTAAACTACCTAAACAAATATAAAAAGCTATGATAAAAGCAATCGTTATTTTGGAAGGTTCAAAGCAGCCTTATATCGCAATCGGTCGCCACTTTGGAGGCATAAATCTGGAAGGCATACAATATATTTACCACCCTGCGAGGGATGCCTTCATTCGCAAAGATTGGGTAAAAAAAATGAAGGGCAAAACGTGGGAACAATTTTTAGAAGAAGTCAAAGCCAGCGAGCAATGATTATTTACGTCGGAGTTGATCCTGCATTCAGGGAGAACGGTTTTTACGTTTGCGTAATAAATGACAATATCGCAGACTTTCAGAAAATGAAAACCTTTATTGACTTTGTTCAATTTATCGATAAGATCGCAGACAATAACATTGAGGCTTTTATCTGTATTGAGAACAGCAACGAAACAAATCATACCTTCATAAGCCCGAAAGTAAGATCCGCCAGCGGCAGGGAAAAAATTAGTCGGGACGTGGGCAAAAATCAGGCAGTTTCTCAAATGTCGGTCGATTATGCAAAATATAGGCTCAGCATTGGGGTTTACTCAGTCAGTCCAGCGGATAAGGGTATGAAGTGGAGCGATTTTATCACAAAGGCAGAAGCCAGAAATCACGGTCTTGAGCTTTTAAATTACAAAGGTCTGAAATCTGAGCAGGACAAAAGGGACGCTTTTAAACTGGCATTGAGGGCAAAATTTGAGTATTTTAAGGCAAAAAGTGCGGAAAAAGCACGAAAAAAGCCCTAAACAGAAAAAAAAATCACATTTTTTAAAAATATTTTTGGTAAAAGAGTAAAAATTTAAAAAGTAGTTCTATCTTTGTATCAAGTTATTCAGAAAGCAATTAACAATCACACAAAAAACCTTATCATTATGACTACTTTAAAAACTTTTACAGCTTGGACTCGCAAAGCAAACACAAACGATCAATTTTGCACTCAGTACATCAAAGCCAAAAACATAAAGGAAGCAAAAGCCTTAATTATTGCAGAGGGCAGAGAAATCGAAAAAGGAACAAAAATTAATTTATACGCTTAATCACTTTTTAAAACCTTATTTTTATGAAAAACCTATTTAATATCGATGCTGAACTTTATGAAGTTTACAGCCAAATTGAAAACAACGGAGGCGAGATGACTCCAGAGCTGGAAGCAGCACTCGAAATTTCCGAGTCTGAGCGACTTACTAAGGGCGAGGGCTATGTTTATGTCATTAAGCAATTAAAGTCGCAGGCGGAGCTAATTAAAAGCGAAATAAAGCGCTTGCAGGATCTGGCTAAACGCTATGAAAACTCAGCCGACAAATTAGCGGACAGACTACTCGAGTCAGTTGTTGCCCACGGTCAAATTAAAACGGCTTTTGTGACAATATCGAGCCGCAAAAGTAAGTCAGTAAGCATCACGGATGAAAGTTTGTTAGGAGCTGAATTTTTGCGTATTAAGACAGAGCCAAACAAGACAGCTATTAAGGAAGCACTCGAGAGCGGTCAGGAAGTGCAAGGAGCTTTGATAGTAGAAAATTACTCGCTCAATATTCGATAAAAAAAAGCCCTGCATTTTGTGGGGCTTAAATTTATAATAAAATGATAAAAGTAGGATCAGACTTTAGCGGAGTAGGTGCATTCAATCAAGCGCTTAACAGACTCGGCATTGAGTATAAGGAAATATTTGCTTGCGATATGGATAAATACGCTCGGCAAACATTTGTGCATAATTACGGAGAACCTAAGTATTACCCGACCAACGTTTACGAGCGTGAAATACCAAAAGAAAGTTTGGACATTTATATGACCTCTCCTCCCTGCCAAGCTTTCAGTCTTGCCGGGAAGCGATTAGGTAAAAATGACAAAAGAGGTATTTTGTTTTTTAATAGTTTAGAATTTATAGAAAAGAATAAACCTCGTTTTTTTATTTTTGAAAATGTGAAAGGTTTATTATCTGATGATGGCGGTAGAACTTTTTCTGAATGGGTTAATTTTTTAGGCGGCAAATCTGTTAACGGTGCGCCTGTTTTATTTCCTTATGCCGATTCAGTTCCTTATCACTTGTATTGGAAAGTATTAAACGCAAAGCATTACGGAGTGCCACAAAACCGAGAGCGTGTTTTTTTAATTGGCATTAGGGATGACAAAGATAATAATTTTAGCTTCCCGGCTGAGGAGCATTTAACAAAGCGTTTAAAAGATGTATTAGAGGAAGATGTAGATAAAAAGTATTTTTTAAGTGAGAAAGGAATAGAACATATTTTAGCTAAAGAAGGTGTTTATACAGGAATAAATGAAGACCCTACAAGATGTTTAACAACAAGATACTCAGCAAGTTTAGCTGGAACATTTATTCAAATAAAATCTGCAACCTCGAAAGGTTATGAAGAAGCAACAGAGGGAGATTTAATAAATTTTAGCGTACCGAACTCCGAAACAAGGCGAGGTAGAGTTGGCAAAGGTGTGGCACAGACTTTAGATACGCAATGTAATCAGGGTGTGATGGTTATTGCATTCGGTCGCTCAGAAGAAGAAAAAAAAAGGCGCAAAGAACATTTTAAAAAGACTGGTTTAGATACAGGAAGTTTTAAAGACAAAGAACTTATAATTAAAAATCAAGATTATTTTGATACTTTATTGGCTAATCCTAATCCGCAAAAGGAAGGATTGATTGCAGATAACTACAAAATCCGCCGCTTAACCCCTCGAGAGTGCTTCCGACTTATGGATTTTCCCGATACTTTTACTTGGATTTGCTCAGATAGTCAAGCATACAAACAAGCAGGGAATAGTATTGTAGTTAACGTACTTTATAAAATATTAAAAAATCTTAGTCTATAAAAAAAGCCCTGCAATCACTGCGGGGCTTTCACTTTTTAATCACTTTAAAGACCAAAGAAACAAACAAACTATTTAAACACTATTTTTTAGAAACTTTGACAACCTGAAACACAACGGAAGAAGTCACGATAAGCCAGTTAATGCACTGCTCGACGATCGCCTCTGCTTTGTCATTAGGTAGATCTAACTTTTGAGCTACTGCCAGTTTAATTTCCTCGCTGTATTGAGGCGAAATTCCAGCCTTAAGCTCTGCAATAGCCTCGTCTATATTAGTGACGAATTTTGGCAATTTCATTAGCTCAGGAACAAGACCGACAACCTCAGCAAATAAAACTTTTTTATCCTGAAGGATTTTGCCAATTTCGCTTATTAGCTCAGCCGAAATAACGACGCAGGTTTTTAATGAAGACATAGTAAATATTTTTTAGGTTAATAGCACAAAAATACAAAATACTTTTATATTTGTATAAAATTACAAAAGATTGTGAAAGGATTTCAACAAATACTCAAAGACAGAGGCTATTATACTGGAGCCATTGACGGAATAGTCGGACCGCTTACATTAGGCGGGGCAAAGCAATGGATTGATGCCGAGATGAATATCAGAGGCTGGGTGAAGCCAGTCAATGACTTAGTCTGGATTAGAACAGACCAAAGCTTCGACAACAAATTTTCAGACTATGTAGTGAGATTTAACAATAGAGTTGCCGATATGATATTGCCCTGCTCAACTACTCCAGGAGATTTTTATATTTTTAATCCTTTGACAGTTGGCGGCATTACTGGTGCAGCGGTTGCCTGCGAGCAGCAAGTTATCGGTTCACATAAGTTTGTGACGTCTGGGTCGTGGTCTTCCTTATGGCTGGGTGCGCCTTACTTTTATCAGGCGGGAGCTATTGAGATTTATCGGGATGGAAACAAAGACAGAAAGCTCGATAAGACAGTTAAGACTAAAGGATGGTATGGCATAAACTTTCATAGGGGCGGAGTCGGGTCTTTTGTCGATAACTGGAGCGCAGGTTGTATGGTAGTGCCAGATGCACGTTGGTTCGAGGCAATAAAGATTTTTTCCGCTAATCAATTGATAAATTTTACCCTAATAGAATTATGAAAATAGAACTGATCAAGTCGCAAAATATAGCGCTTACAAAGCTCGAAATAAACAAGGGGCAAATCGAAGGGCTGCCAAAAAATCCACGCTTAATAAAAGACTCAAAGTTTGAAAAGCTCAAAAAGTCTATCGAGGACAATCCCGAAATGCTTGGAATGCGCGAAGTCTTAGTCTATCCGCACGGCTCAAAGTTTGTTATCATTGGCGGCAATATGCGCTTTCAAGCCTGCAAAGATTTAGGCTTTACGGAAGTTCCTTGCAAAGTACTCGAGAAAGATACGACAGCGGAGCAGCTCAGAGCAATAACGATTAAAGATAATGTCGGTTTTGGTGAGCACGACTGGGAACTATTGGCGAATGAATGGGACAGCGTGGAACTGGAAGAGTGGGGAATAGAATTGCCTGTTCAATACAATTCAGATATTGACTATTCAGATAAAAACGAGGAGATTGATATTGATGCTTTGGACTCAGATATGATAATAAAGCTAAAATATACAGAGGACGAATATCATTTAGTAAGGGAGCAGCTAAGTAAAATAGCAGCAACACCGGAACAAGCAGTCTGGAAATTATTAGGCAATGAGTAAACATAGATTTCCATATAAGTGGTATTTAAAAGACGGCTATCCTGAAAAAAACGGATTAAAAGTTTTCGGTACTTTTATTTGTGGTGGAGGCTCAACTATGGGCTATAAATTAGCAGGATTTGAGCATATTGGTGGCGTTGAAATAGACCCAGAGGTTGCGGACGTTTATAAAACAAATCACGAGCCAAAACATTTATTTGTAGAGGATATTCGAGAATTTGCAAAAAGAACAGAGTTTCCAGAGGATTTATACAACCTTGATATTTTAGACGGCTCACCTCCTTGCTCTTCATTTAGTATGGCAGGGAATAGGGAAAAAGACTGGGGAAAAACTAAGGTATTTAGAGAGGGTCAGGCAGAGCAAAGATTAGATGATTTGTTTTTTGATTACATAGCACTTGCAAAAAAATTGCAGCCTAAAGTTGTAATTGCTGAAAATGTCAAAGGTTTAATACAAGGCAATGCAAAATCTTATGTACATAGAATAAAAAAGGAATTTGAAGCGGCTGGATATAAAGTTCAATTGTTTTTGCTTAATGCTGCGAGTATGGGAGTTCCTCAAAAGAGAGAAAGGGTATTTTTTATCTGTCAAAGAAAAGATTTAAATTTACCTAAATTAGAATTAAAGTTTAATGAAGAGGCAATAGTTTATAAACAATATCAAGAGCAAAATAATATAAATGATTTAACTGATGTTCAATTTAATTTATGGAAAAAACAAAAACCAACTGATAAAACTTTGGCAGATATAAGAAATGCGGCAAATGGATTTACAGATTATTTATTAAATGAAAATGAAGTAATACCAACTATAACAAGCGGTGGTAAATTTTTATTAAAAAACCAACCTCGATGGATGAATAAAAATGAATTTTGTCAAAGCGGTAGCTATCCTATTGATTATGATTTTAAACAAATAGAGCCACAATATTTAATCGGAATGAGTGTTCCTCCAGTTATGACAGCGCAGATAGCAACTGAAATTTATAACCAATGGTTTAAAAAATTATAATTATGCCAATACCCACACCCAGACCAACGGAAGACGTCGACAAGTTTATCGACCGCTGTATGTCGGACGAAAATATGAACACAGACTACCCAGACCAAAAGCAACGGTATGCAGTTTGTCTTGTCACATACGAAAAGCAAGCGCAAAAGAATATTTTAGCTCAGGAGACATTCACAGACTATCCGCAGGCAGCGACAACAAACGCAAAGAGGGCTTTGAAATGGAGGGAAGAAACTGGCAACCCGAGAGGATGCGGAACTCCAGTCGGTTGGGCTCGAGCTAACCAGTTAGCAAATAGAGAACCGATAAGTTTCGACACAATCAAAAGAATGGCAGCCTTTCAAAGGTTTAGGAGATTTGCTGGGAAGAGTTATGAGGAAGGATGCGGCACCATAGTTTGGGACTGCTGGGGCGGAACTGAGGGCGTTGACTGGGCGATTAGAAAAGTTAAACAAATAGAGGGATGACACGTAACGATAGGACACGCTTGCGCAGGGAGTACGAATATTTGCGAGGCTGCAGCGAGATGCTCAGCTGGTTTGTTTTGACTAATCCGTCGGACGATCTAATCGAGGATAAGCTCGACAAAATTCAGGGGCGGATGGAAACAATAAGCACAATGATTAAGAAATTAGAAAGCCAAAATTAACAGGTGAAAAACAGGTGAAATATGCCATTCCCAAATAAAGACAAAACATTCAAAAAAGGTCAGAGCGGCAACCCGAAAGGACGTCCGCCAATTCGAGACATTAAGGTCGTTTTGCAAGACCTGCTCAGTCAGGAAAAGAACGGCACTCAGTTAATTGACGGTCTTATGTCGGTGGTGGTCAATAAGGCGCTTAAAGGGGATTTAAAGGCGGTCGATATGCTTTTGAGCTATACCTTTGGCAAAGCAACACAACGGACTGAAATAACTGGCTCAGAGGGCGAGAAAATAGACTTTACAATTAATGTAGTACAAGGAAAGGAAAATTTACCTTATAAGCCAGACTAATGAACACAACAGCTATTTTTTTATGGAATAGGACTCCTGAAAAGTATGCAAAGGTAGATCGAAAGAAAAAAGTTATTTGCATAAATCAAGGGGGCACGGCTGCAGGCAAAACTTACGCAATAATGCAGGTGCTTTTTTGTTTGGCAATTGAGAATGCTGGCTGGGTTATTACGGTAGTCGGGCAGGATTATCCAAATTTAGCAAAGGGAAGTATAAGAGATAGCGAAAAGATAGCAGCGGAAACACCTTTTATTTTAGCGAGCTTAGAAGGAGGGTTTAATCGGACTTCAAAGTGCTACAAATTTAAGAACGGCTCAATATTAGAGTTCACAAGTTATCAAACGGCTCAGGATGCAAAAAACGGAAAGCGGCAGGTCTTATTTGTGAATGAAGCAAACGGGGTACATTACGACATTTTTAACGAGCTGAACCTCAGGACCGACAAAAGGGTATTTATTGACTACAATCCGAATAGTGAGTTCTGGGTGCACGATAAGCTAATCGGAAATGATAACGTCGCTTATTTTATTTCTAACTTTATGCACAATAATTTCGTAAGCGATAGTATAGTTGAAGGCATTTTGAAGCTGAAAGAAAAAGATCCAATGCTTTGGAGGGTATACGGACTCGGGCAGACTGGAAAAATTGAGGGTACCGTCTTTGACTATCGAATAGTGGAAGAGATGCCTTACAATTTAGATAAAAGAGCTTTTGGTCTGGACTTTGGTTTTACAAATGATCCGACAACCTTAGTCGAGTGCGGCATATCGGACGGTGAGATTTATGGTAGGGAAATTATTTATCAAACGGGGCTAACAAATAGGGATATAAACGCTTTATTTATTGATCACGGCATAAGGAAAAGCGAGCCAATATTCGCGGACTCAGCAGATCCAAAAAGTATTTACGAATTGAAAATGTACGGATGGAATATTATGCCAGCGGAAAAAGGTCCTGACTCGATACCATACTCAATAAATTTATTAAAGCAATACGGAAAAATCAATTTAACAAGGGGCAGCCAAAACTGGATTAAGGAAGCACAAAATTACAAATGGAAGGAAGCAAGAGACGGAAAAAAACTACCTTTGCCAGTGGATGCCTTCAACCACGCGTGGGACGCCTGCAGGTACTGGGCGCTCGGAATGCTTAAAAAAGGACAGACAAAGGGATTATTAGCATACGGATAAAAAATATTATGATCAACAAAGTTACATTAGTCGGGCGCTTAGGCTCAGACACCGAAACAAAGGAAGCCAAAAACGGCAAACCCTTCACAAAATTAAATTTGGCTACAACGTCGGGGTATTATGACAACAATAAAAAGTGGGTTGAACAGACATACTGGCACGCTGTCTTAGCGTGGTGGAAGTTGGAAGCTAAAAAGGGCGAGACAGTTTACGTCGAGGGCGAAATAAATTACACTGAGGACAAAAAAACAATGATTAAGGCTTTTATGGTCAAGGTCTTAACTGGGGCAAAAACAAACACTCAAAGCAATAACGAGGCAGAGGAAAAAGAACTGCCATTTTAATAACTCCAAAATTCAATATTATGACAAATGAAGAACTCCAGATCGGAGCGCAATGGATGGCGATCTTAAACGCTTACAGCCACGATTTTACAACAAAGGCGCTATTTAACCAAACGGCTAACTACCTTAAACACAATCACGGTCAAAAGGTAAGGGACACCAAATTCAAGCGAGAGGTTAAGCCCACAACCGTACTAAATGAAAATGTAAAGCAAAAGCCCAAAACTATCGGACTAATGGAGGCAGCGAAGAAAAGAGAGGAACTGGAAGAGCCGACAAATTTGCTGGCAATAGATGAAACCGATGGCGATTTAATACCAAAAAAAGGACGCAAAAAGAATGTATAATATAAGCATATCGAAAGGCGGATCTTTCACTTTCCCCTCCGAACTTGCGGACATAACCTTAAAGCAGTATATCGACTTTATGACCTTTGTCGAGCCTACAATGCCAGCAGAGTTCAAACGTATTGAGGCAGCTTCAATTGCGAGAAATAGCGCTGAGACTGAGCAGGAAAAGGAAAAAACTTGGAAGGAATTTGACGAGGCGGTCCACGCTTGCGACGATGTTGTGATGTACAGAAAAGTTTATCCATACTTTGCGAGGGTAGTTGCTCACTTTGCGGTGGGCATATCGGAGGAAGTAATACTCGGAGGCGGTAAGCACGGTGAGGGTATGAACGTGGGGCAATTGGAGTACCTTTACTCGACTATTATTCGAATAATGAATAAATACGAGGAGCCAGAATATACTAATGTCCTAATGGTAGATGGTGAGCTTTGGTATTTACCTATGCGATATATGGAAAAAAGCACGTTAATTGAGTTTGCAGAGGCATCGCAGTTCGAAGCTAATCTCAAAGCTCTGGATAATGGCAATTGGGGCGCACTGGCTAAAATTATGTGCGTATTGGTACGGAAGGAGGGCGAAATGTACAGCGACAAATTACTCAAAAGGGAGGAAATGTTTATGTCTTGGAACTTAGAAAACTGCCTAAAGGTTGCTTTTTTTTTGCTGAAACGAAGCGAAATATCTCAACAAAATATGCAAATTTATATGGCAGCTCAGGATTTGACGAGAGAAAAGCAGGCATCGAAAAATTAAACGACAGTTTCGGATGGTACTTGACACTCAAAGCAATTGCAGAAAGTGGAATATTTAACCAACCAACACTCACGCCATTACAGTCGGCAGAGCAGGCGGATTTATACGAGGCTTTCACTTATCTGGCAGCATGCAAAGCGGAGGCGGATTATCAAAAAAGATTATCGGAAGTACACAGCAAAAAATCGTAAAAATGAGAGTTAATCCAAAAGTATTTTTGAACTCAATAGTTCTAATTAGTTGTATCTTTGGAACGCTGGCGCTAATTATTGCAATTTTTGCAGGCGGAGATATAGTTAAGGCAGTAAGCGCAATATTACTATTTTTGCTCGGTTGGACGGGCTCAAAATTTCACAATAGTTTATGAATATAGTCCAGATATCAAATCTTTTTAATGTTGTTTGCATCGGAATAAACCAACAAACAGCGGGGCGTATTGGCTTTTATCACTACGGTTGGTATTCAGATATCAATGCCAATATTTCGAACAACTGGACGGGCGACAATGCACTCGGGAGGTTATATCCTGCGGTGCAATTTATGTACCCGACAGCTACAATTGAGGTAAAAGAAAAATCGGTCAAGGGCAATTTACGCTGCAGGTTGGTAATTAGTAGACCACAATATTATGAGAACGACGGCAGCTATATAAACCAAAGTATTATTGAGGCTCAGGCGGAAATGGAGGCGCTTGCGATAAACATTATATCAGAGTTTAATAGGATAGCGAGGTTTCCAGCCAACGGAATGAGTGCAGGCATACAGAACCCGATCACAATCGACTATTTGAGTGACGCTCACAATGAAAATTTAGTATTGGTAGACGTGGCTTTTAACCTTTGGTACGTTTGGGATTGCCCGACCGACGTTGTAGATATTGCGGGGCTTCCAGCTCCTTATGACGATATGCCACCGCTTACGATTGACTATGAAAATGCGCAATTTCAAGCTCCAGTTAATACAACCCCTCCGACAATAGGCGGAAATAATATTGTTGGCGCTCTTTTAAAAGTAACTGATAATGGGGTTTGGTCTGGAACTATTCCAATAACTTTTACTTATCAATGGAAAAGAAACGGTATTGATATTGCAGGCGAAACTACGAGCGAGTACACAACTCAATTGATTGACTCAGGCGAAACAATAACTTGCGAGGTAACAGCTACTAACATAGTAGGTACAGCAAGCCAAATAAGTAATTCTATTACGGTATTATGACAGAAACAAGAGACATATACCAAAGGCTCGGAGATCAGGTCGGAGAGGTCGTAAAAAAAGCGGTCAAACAAGCCTTTATTATGCAGGGGCGGACACTTACTGGCGCTTTGGTTAATTCGATTGATTACAGTGTAAATGCGACAGTCACAAGCGCCTTTATTGAGTTTACTCTGCTCGACTATGGTATGATATTGAATTATGGAGTTCCAGCAAATCGCATTCCATACAGTCCAGGCTCAGGGGCGAAGAGTTCGAAATATATTGACGGGCTAAAGATGTATGCAAAGCTCCGATTTAATGCCAATGATAAGGAAGCTGAGCGGATAGCTTTTGCAATAGCTCGAAAGCACAAAAAATTTGGAATGCCTTTGGATGGTAAGACGGGAGCAGTTGAAAAAGGTATAAAGGAAAGTTCGGAGGAAGTTGAGGCGCTTATTTCAGAGGCACTAACAAAGGTTATAAATGTAATGTTTTTAAGCAGCTTTGCAGAGGTTAAAAAGAAAAATTCAAATTCACTAAAAATTAAATATTTTGAGCAATGACACTCGAACAAGCAACACAATTAAAAGATGATCTCAATGAGCAGCTTTCAACGGCTGGCAATACAAATTTGACATATTCGGTTTATACTTTTTGGAGCAATGCAGCGGAAAAGCTTTACAATGTTATTTTGTACCCTCTTGTCTATAAAACAAAATACGAGGCGGCAAACACGAGCGGACAGTTTTCAGTTGTCAGGGTTTCAATAAAAACTCAAAGTGCAGGGGCTCAGACAGAAGAGGGATTTATAAATAATTTTAATGCTAATGTGGCTAACGATCCAGAAGCAAACGACCTATTAAATAAATAAATATGGCATTAGTAACAGCTCCGCTCTTTACGCTTAACTCGCAGTATAGACCGAATGTTTTTGTTATGTCGATGACAAGCTCAGACCCGTTGGTACTGGCTCAGGCTTCGATAGTTGTGGACGGTGTAGGGGTTACATCAATGCAGAAAGCTCCAGCCTATAACATCGGAACGACTTATTATTTTGTCTTTGACGTTGCAAAGGTATTGCAGACATACAGCGCACCGAAAGGACAGCAAAAAACAACGGTCTTTCTAAATACTTTAAATGCTGCTTATGAGGTTGCAAGTGCTGACATTCACACGAGGGTCGGCATTATAGTTTCGTACTATTACAATGACCCAACAACGGGGCTATTGACGCAATTTGTAACGACTGACACGGTGAGCACTGGCTACCCTGCAATCGCAGGCACAAGACAAACGAGGAACTGGAATAATATGAGTATGAATGATTATATTATTGACAATCCAACGGTCGGAGGCGTTTATGATAAGTATTTTTTGACTAATCAAAGAAGCGTTTATCCAACAGCAACGACAAAAACAAATAATCCGATACCTATTTGCAGCGGTGAAAATTTGACAATGTCATACGTTCCGAGCAGCACAACAAATGCGCTTAGAGTTATTGTTTATGATGCCAATCAAAACGTGGTCGGCACCGCTGGATTTATTCAAATAACTCCTGGCTCGACACTCACACCGAGAACAATCGGGGCAGGCATCCAACAGCTGCAAGCCACTACAATGACACCGAGCAATCCAATGACGGGGATACCGACTGGCTATTATTACTCAATACAAGCTGGAAATTTGACGCTCCCTTCGACTTTCGTATTACACGGAGTTAAATATATGTACAAAGTTGTTGAGTGCTGCAATGAGCGAACGGTCCGCCTTCACTGGCTTAATAGGTTAGGAGGCTCAGATGCTTACACCTTTACAAGCAAAAAGAAAGTAGAGGAAAAGACAAAGAGCGAAACAGCGCAAAAGCCGCTTAGTTGGGCAACAAGCGCACCACCTGCGACAAGCTACGACAAAGGTATGTTTAAAATCTTTCAGGAAGTGACGAAAGAGTATGAAGTGGAAAGCTCTTTTTATAGCGAGACGGAGGGCGCTTGGATAGCTGAGTTATTAAGTAGTCCAGAGGTTTATATGGAAACGAGCGACGGACTTATTGCAGTTGTAATTCAGGACAGCAAAATAACACTAAGCGAAAACGATCAACTTTTAAACGTGGTTGTTCAATTTGTTGAGGCTAATTATATCAGTGTTCAATCTAACTAAATGGCAGACATTAAAATCATAATTGACGGTCAGGTCGCTGAGTTGCCTCCAAACGGTTTAAATTTGCCTTTGACTTATTCGCTTAGAAGTCGGGAAGGTCTGGC